GGTCAGGATATATATTGTCAAATAGGACCTGTTAAACACGCATATCAATCATTATTAAATCCATATGATGTTAAATTACCAATATACGGACATGTATATAATAATAGGAATGCATATAGTATTTCCCTAATGGATAGAATGAAACCATGGCAAAAATTATACTATGTTATAATGGCCAGAATGTTAAAGTTAATTAGTCAGGATAGAGGTGTATTAACTTTTATTAATATACATATGCTTGATAAAAATTTAGGTTTTAAAGAAGCATTAAGAGTTGCTGAAGATAATGGTATTATACCTTATAATCCATTAAGTAATTCTAAGGGAGCGGGTAATTTTGGTAATACAAATACCATGAAAGTAGCTGAACGTATTGATGCTACTAATTCAGGTGCAATTCAACACTATATTAATATCTTACAATTTATAGAGCAAAATATTAAGTTATCATCAGGAATGTCTGATCAGCGTTTAGCACAAACTAATGCGCGTATGACGGCTACTGATAACTATAGAGATACAATGCATTCTATTAATATATCTGAACCATTGCATGCAGCACATGATTTATTATGGGAAGATATATTACAGGGGATGATGGAAATGACATTATCCACATTAAGTGAATCTACAGGTAAAATAAGAGGATTTCTTAATGATGAAGAAAGAATTCTTGTAAATTTAGATTTGTTAACATTGGAAGATAATTTTAAACTTAGAGTAGCTGATAATTCTAAAGCATTTAAAATACTTGAACAAGCTAAACAACTTAGTCATGCTCTTATACAAAATGATAAAGCAAGTCTTGATACATTGATTGAATTAATGGAAACTGAAAATCTTAGTGAATTTAAACATATTGTTAGAGAGATTGAAGAAAATAATCAAAGACGTAGGCAAGAGAGTGAAGAAAGACAAAGAGATCATGAAAAAGAAATGGCTGAATTGGCACGTAAACAATCTGAAGATGCTCAAATAGCAAGACTTGATGAAATATACCTAAAAGGTAGAATTGAATATCAAAAAGAATTAATGAAGTCTGAATTAAGTGCAGCTTCTTTTGATGAAGAAAAAGATTATAATAAAGATGGTATCGCTGATTATTTACAATGGGAGCAATTACAGCAAAAAGTAAATAATGAAGGTCGTAAATTAGATATAGAAGAATTCAAACTTGGGATGGAAGAAAAAAGATTTGAAAAACAACAAGAACTTAATGTAACAGATTCTAAATTAAAATTAGAAAAAGAAGTATTAGACAGAAGATTAAAAGAACTTGAATTAGAGCAAAAAGAAAGATTAGAGGCTATGAAAATAAAAGCTATAAAAAATAAATCTAAATAACTAATAATTAACTAACTAACTAAAATGAATAAAACAACTGAAATTATTTTACATGGAGTTAATACTCTTTCAAATACCGTTAAACAAACATTGGGTACTAAGGGTAGAACAATTTTGTTTAACGATGAAAATAATAGGACACATATAACAAAAGATGGTGTTACTGTTGCAAGACATATAATGTCATCTGATGATTATGAAAATATGGTTATTACTGTATTAAGGGAGGCATCATTAAAAACCATGAAGTCAAGTGGTGATGGAACTACTACAACAATGATATTGGCACAGTATATTCTTACTGAAGGACTTAAATTAATTGATAACGGATTAAGTTATTATGAATTAAGTAAACAAATTGATAAAGCTGTTGGGAAAGTTGTTGATTATGTAAATTATGATTCAATTAAAATTGAAAATAATAAAGAATTATTAAAAGAAATAGCATCTATCTCATCTAATGATGAAAAGCTTGGTGAATTTATTTATTCTATAATTGATGATATTGGTTTATATGGTGATATTGAAGTTAAAGAAAGTCAATATTCAGAAACACGTGTTAATAAAACAAAAGGTATGAAATTACATAAAGGTTGGATTGAAAACTTTATGGTTAATGATACTCGTGAAATGTGTTTTAAGGCAGATGATTGCCATATTCTTATTATTGATGATGTTATACAAGCTGTAACTGATATTGATCAATATATTAAACATTTAATGGGAAAACCTCTTGTAGTATTTTGTGATGATATTACCGATATTACTCTTACCCAAATAGAAAAGTTTATGGGTGCCACAGGTAATCCTATTTGTTTTGTTACTAATGATGGGCACGGAGATAGAAAACATTTACTTATGAATGATTTAGCTGCATTAACATCATCCTATGTTATAGGTGCCCAAGATGATTTTGATCCTCGTAATTTGGGATTCGCCAAACAAGTAAAAGTAGACGAATGGTATACTTCTATCTTAGATGGTAATAATGATGAGGAATTAATTGAAGACATAATTTATGATATTAAAGAAATACTATCAGATGATGATAATAGTAATGAAACACTTATAACAAAAGTAGATCGAAAATTTCATAAAAAAAGATTAGCTAATTTAACAGGAGGTGTTGCAGTTATACATGTAGGAGGAAGAACTCACATGGAGATGAAAGAATTAAAGGATAGACTTGATGATGCAGTATTGGCAGTAGAATCAGCTATTAAACAGGGCGTTAATGTTGGCGGAGGATCTGCTTATTTAAATTGTCAAAAAACATTAAATAAAAAATGCAAGAAAGAATTATGTTTTGAACCAGGTTGTCAATTGATTATTGATTCATTAAGTGAACCTTTTAAACAATTATTAGCTAATGCAGATTTATCTGATAACTACGAAACATATAAAGAAAAATTAACTAATGGTTTTGCGTTAGATTTAAGAGATAATAAATTATATAAATTATCTGATGCTAAATATAGAGTATATGATCCATCTTCGGTTCTTATTGACTCTTTAATTAATGCATCAACGGTTGCAAAATCATTATTATCCATAAAAGATATAATATTTGATGGTAAAAAATTAAGCATATAGGCTTAATTATGACAACTATTAAAATATAAACAAATAAAATATAACTTATTAATAACTAAATTACGTAAATTACACATGATTAATCCAAGTATCCCTGAAGAGGAAATGAACTTTGATTTTGGTCTTGACGATATCCTTAAGACAACAAATGAAGCTTCTTCTGAACCGACAGATAGTGAAAATACTTCTGATTTTATGGAAGATGTTCAACAAACTATCGAACAGCATACTACAGAAAATGAAAATACAGAAAGTAAATCTGTAGTAGAAGAACAAGTTACTGAGCCGCAACAACCATTATATAATAATGATGTTTATTCTGCGGCTTTAGATGTATTAAAAGAAAATAACTTACTTAATATACCTGATGATATTGGGGATATTAATCAAGAAACATGGAATGATCTTATAGCACAAAATAAACAAGATCAAAAAACAGCTATTTTAAATGAATTACGGATGAATGCCGGAGATCCTAAAATAACTGAACTATTTGATTATGTTTATCAAGGAGGATCATGGCATGGATTTGAAGAAATGAAAGATACTATAAACAATGAAATTAATATCGAATCATTGAATACCAAAGAAGAGGATGATCAACGATATTTAATTGATTCTTATTTAAGGGAAGGATTAGATCCTAGAAATCCGGCACACCAACGAAGAATTGAAAATGTTCCCAATGAAGTGGAAAATTATTTTGATAGATTAGAGGCAGAAGAAATTGCAGGGGAAGCAAAAAATTATTTTTTAAATAAAGTAAATGAACATAAACAATTAGTTGTCCAGCAACAACAAGTAGCTCAACAGGAACAACAACAAATTCAACTGCAACAACAACAACAACAACAAGAGTGGATTAATGATTTTAGACAAACATTAAATGAAAAAAGTTGGTCTCAAATTAAAAAGGATAATGTTGTTAGGCAATTTGATATTGTAGAATTGGATGATGGTAGAGAAATGGAAATGTGGAGATATAAATTTAATGAATTATGGAAAGATCCAAACTTAACACAAGTTTTTATAGATTTTATTTCAGATTTAGATCCTACTACATTACAATTTAAATCAAGAGGAGTTCCGGTTAATAAACAAGTAACATCAACAATACAAAATTTAATAAACAGTAAAAAACAAAATAATTCAAAAGGTCAATATAGTGATAAGAGACAATTAGATTCTTCATCTCAAAAAATTGATCCTCGAAATATTTAAAATTAATAATACTTATTTTTATAATTAAACACATTTAACAATGTCAGTAAAAACATTTGAAAACGCTAAGTTCATCATGAATGGACAATTAAGACCCACAGTATTAACTGATGGTCTTTTGGCAACAGGTACAATTAAAGGACTTCATTTAAGTCAAGCTTTTGGAAGTACTGAAAATCTTGAAACCATCAATATGGGTTATGCTCAGATTTTCTCTGCAACTAACCGTTATTATGGTAAACCAATGATCGGTATGACTGAAGCTAAGGGTAAAGTAAAAACAATTAATCGTTCAGGATTCCGTTGGGAACTATCAGGAGGTAATACACAAAAAGCTCGTATTACTCAAGTTGTATGTACTGATGCTAGACCTGGTCTTCACTTACAATCTTTTGATATTGTAGTTGATAAACCTTGGTTTAATGTATCGGATATTATAATTCCTCAACACAATGGAAGACTATGTCGTGTAATGACTTATGGTAATGGTCAGTCTCGTTCTCATCACCAAGTAGGTCCTAATGCATTTAGGTATACTATTCAGTATGTTACTAATAACGGTAACGAATTTTTGGATGCTAAATATATCCAAGAAGGACAAGAATGGTGTAAAGTATCAGGTGCAGTAGCAACAGAAGATAATATTGATGCTGGTGGATTCCAGTTCTATTCTATTTTTGAAAGCGAAGGGCAAATCCAACAACACGCAATTAAAGTAGCTGTATCAGATAAAGCTGCTCGTCGTTCTAAGCAAGCTATGGACGGTAAAGGTGGCATGGACGAATATGGTAAATATTTGAAAATGCTTTGGGTTAAGTATGAAGACAAAGTTACAGGTAAACCACTTGCTCGTTTTATGGCGCTATTAGATGCAGAAGCATTTAATGAACTATATCAAAATTGTGAGTGGACGTTAGTATTTGGTAAAACATCTAATAACATGGTATCTCCTGAAGGTCATCAAATTTTAACAGCTTCAGGTTTACGTCAACAATTAGAATCAGGACATACATTAGAACATAATGGTGCACTATCTCTTGAAGAGTTAGAAGATTGGTTTGATTCTATTATTAAAGATAAAATCTCTGAAGGTGAACAAAAAATTGTATTATCTGCAGGACGTGAATTT